GATTTCTCTTCACACCCAGAACATCTACCTGTTACAGTGTCTACTCTTGCAAATGCTTCTTGTAATACTTTTAATCTTTTATCTTTTAACATATCTATCTGTACTTAAACCCATGATTGGTTTGTATTCAGTCTTACCATTTTTTTTAAAAGCAATCAAGTACTCCTTACGATTTAAAGATATAGTAGGATTATAAGATACGTGAACCCATCCTGAATTTGGGCCTTCTGATGGATCATAGTATTCGAGAATCAATTGATCAAACATAAGGTTTTCTTTTATCCAGTCAGATAATTCATTATTGGCAATGTCAAATATCTCTATATCTGACGCCATCCCCTGACAGTGCTGTGATGAATCTGAAGATCCAAGGTGCCTGTTTAAAATAATATCTCTATAGCCGCTAGAAACCGTAACTACTTTGCCAAAATGGTCTCTAATGGGCTGTAGGACCCTTTCACAAAGCAATCTTAGATTTTCTGTATGTTGTTCCCCTGGAATGTTAGCAAGGCCTTTCCTGACCGCTGTCTGAGATTTGATCATCTCTGATAAGTGAAAATTTTTACTTAAATTCATGTTTGTGTTATCTCCTTACAATTAAATACAGTGTACGCCCTGTATGTATTAATAAATGTTGAATCAAATTTTTTTAGTATATTAGTAGAATATTCATAACCATGGATAGCACATTCGCTATAAGTATTAAAGTATGTTATTAATGGCTGAATAGGCCTACATTCGTTGCCTTCTACATAACTGCATATAAACATTACCATTAAAAATTTCATTTTAATATAAGTTTTACAATAGATTTTTCACCTAAATAAATTTCTGTTTCTGCTTTCGATTTTAAGCAGTGATACTCTACATTAGAACTTGCTGACCGCATAGCAATTCTTTTACCTTTTAAACATTTAGACATAGATTCTTGTATTCTGTGCTCCTTGATTTCTCCTGCAACAATCATTAAAAGGGCTACAACAATCTCTGTCATCAGTGGTCTCCATTACCATTTTTTCTAACTTTATCTTTTAATTTTTCAACATCAATCAATGCTTTTTCCAGTTGCTTATTAAGAAATTGTATATTAACCTTGTTCGTCATATTTTGTTCTTGAGTTATCTCTAATTTTTCTGTTGATTTATATAAATCTTCTATCAACATAAATTGTTCCTGATCGGTCGGTAACTGCTCACTTTTTTTTAATAAGTCTGCTTGAAACAATTCTCTTGATGTTTCTAGGCTAGTTAGTCTAGCTGTAATCTCTGTGTAGGCCAGCACTCCTGAAATTACGCCAGCGATAATCATGAGCATGTTTTTCATCGGCATGCTAACTGATGTGTTTTCTGATATTTTCATTTTTTCTTTTTTGGTTTATCTTCAAATATTTTATTTACCCAAGCTATATAGCGATCTGCTATATCACAGAATTTATATATAAATTTGTCAATCATTATTGTGGCCCACCAAATAAGGCTAAAGTCACCATAAGAACTATTAATAGTGCTGTAAATCTATAATCCATCCTGAGACTTTCCATATTATTTATCTACCGTTAATGTACTACGCATAATTAAAAAGTTTTTAAAATCGTTTTCCATTTGTTTTATTTTTTCTTCCATTGTTTTAAGTTTATCATTTGTAACAATTGTATTACCCTTATTGGTTTCTATATTTAATAATAAATGGCTTTGATTTTCTTGTATTCTAGCTATGTATCCAATTTGATTTTTTAAATGAGTATCATTTATAATGGCAATTTGATCTCTGTTTTTATCAATAGTTTCTGTGAGACTTACGATATACTTAACACCCGTAAATGTTCCAACTAAAATTGATATTATTACCGGTATCATTACAAAGTTTTTCTTTAATAATTCTGCTATTGACATGACAAACATTCCTCATATTCAATTTCTTTTTTTTCTTCATGATCACATTTTTTACAACCACATACGTCCATTAAAGGTGTATAATGATCTGCTTTTATTTTATATTCTTCACAATGACATCCGCAGCCACAAGTTTTACATTTTACAAACATTTAATTATCTCCAAAATTGCCACCATTTTTTATCGGAATCTTTTACGCAATAACAAATACGACAGCCTTTAATTCCAGGCCCATTACAATGGCATTCCATCTCACATTGTTTACAAATTTTTTCCATAATCTGATTATTTTATCAGAAAATGTCGTCCAGGAAAGTTTTTTATTATTTAATTTCGCCCCAATTGGGTCCAGATTCATAGTCTACTTTGTTAGGTACTTCTAGATCTACTGCAGTTTCCATAATATGTTTTATTTTTTCAGCCTGCTCTTCTGATTCTACAGAAAAATCTAATTCATCATGTATTTGTATATGAGCCAGTAAACCGTCTTTATACAACTCTACCATGGCTTTTTTAGTCATGTCGGCAGCACTACCTTGAATTAATTTATTTAAAGCTTTGTAAGTAAAAGCTCTTCTAGTTGGATTGTTATGCCAATAGTTTTTCTTAGGTTTACCTTCTTTATCTTTAATAATATTTTCTTCAAAATCTTTTAATACTGGACCCATATCTTGAAGTTCTTTCATACGTTCTTCATCTTCTGCAGGAACATAAGTTCCCCAATCGTCACCTCTAAGTACAGGTTCATATTTAGGGAATCTACAACGTCTACCCAATATGGTTTTAATTACACCCTTACTAGCTGCTGCATTCATTGCTTTGTTAGTAAGTTGTTTTACAAAAGGTGCATTCTCATGATATTTTTTAAATAATTCTTCAGCTTTATCTTTTGTTAAATCTAATTCATTCATAAGTTTAGCTTTACCCATACCGTAAAAAAGACCTAAGTTAATTACTTTAGCTTGTGATCTAGGTATCTCAGCCATATCTGCTACAATTTTGTGAAAGTCTGTATTAGGATCATTTTCATATGAGTCTGCAATAGTATTAACAGAAGGTAATTCAAATTGTAATGAGTAGTGTGCTACAAGTCTTGGTTCCTGTTGCGAGTAGTCAAACGTACCCCACTTGCAACCTTTGTCTGGAATAAATAAAGATCTAATTAAAGGTCCTGTTTCTGGATCCTTAGCAGGTATCTGTTGTAAATTAGGATTAGAATAAGAAAATCTTCCGGTAACTGTTCCTCCATCGTCAGATCTAATTTGATTTATATCTGCATGAATACGTCCTTTGTGTTCATGTTTAATAATAGAGTCTATAAAAGTTGTCCTAACCTTGTTTATTTTTCTAGCTTCTGCTATCATTCTAACTACAGGATGTTTATGATTTACAAGAAAATTTTTAGTAAAGGATGGTTCGCCTGATTTCTCAGTTTTGGAATACTCTAAATTTAATTTATCAAAAAGTGGTGCAATTGATCTTGCAGCCATTAGTTGAATATCTATTCCTGTTTCTATTTTTATTTGGTGGATTAAGTTTTCTTCTTTTAATGCTAATGCTGTCTTCAGTGTATGAGCTTTTTGAACGTCTACTTTTACACCGTAAAACCTCATGTCAACAAGACATGGAAACAGTTCAGTCTCAAGATCAAAAACTTTTTTAAGATCTTGCTCTTTAATTATTTCTTTTAATTTTTGCCAAAGCTCTAATGTAAGAACTGCATCTTGTTCTGCGTAAGATCCAACTTCCATAGCTGGAAGTCTCCACATATCTGCTTTAGGATCTAAGCCTCTTTCTTTAGCTGCTTTATTTAACAGAGCTTCATTCTTACCTTTACTTAAATATTTCCATGACATTGAATTTAAAGTATATGAGAATCTATTCTCATCAATCAATGATGAGGCAATCATGGTATCTATTATTAAACCATTGATTTTTATACCTAAATGTCTTATCCAAGATACGTCATACATTGCATTATGAAATATTTTGGTAGCAGGAGTTTCACAAACATGTGAAAACCATTCTAAAACTTTTTTCTTTTCCATGTTAGGTCCTGCTTCATGAGCTATTGGATAATAACCTTTCCAACCTTCTACAGCTACAGCTATACCTACAACTTCACCATTACCTATGATGGCTCCTGAACCTTTACTTTTTAAATCTGGATCTCTTGTTTCTAAGTCAATAGCAATCTCTTTATGCTTTGATAGATCAGGAAATTCTGTAGGTTGTAACCACTCAGTTTGAGGTATAATCATTTTTTCTTTTTAAGGTCTTTCATTTTTAAAATTTCTAATTCACAATAATGAATTACTTTTTCTAAATCCTGTATTCCATTTTTGTTCATGTAACGACAGACATATTTAATAACACAACCTTGAAAGAAACTCAAGTCGTTGTGTGATATAAATTCATAGGGTTGAATTTTAAAATTTTTATAATGTGATCCACCGATTTGTTTATTTTGTGGAAATGTATCTTCAAACATATCTTTATGTGTCATAGCTGGTATCCTTTTCTTTTTATTTTTGCTTTTAATTTATACAGGTTATTTCTTGCTCTAGTGGTTCCTACGTACCAAACTCTATGTTCTTCATCTTGTTTGTTCTGACTCTTTTTAATTGCTTTAAGAATCTTATCTCCCATATCTAAACATAGAATTACATTATCTTCTTCTCCACCTTTTGCTGCGTGTATAGTGGACAACCATATTCTTGCAGGTTCATTTAAATTCTCTCCGTTATCTAACATATTTTTTATATACAATTTTTCTTTTTCATCAGCTAATGTAAAAGCTTCATACCAACCTGTCATATGATCCCATTGAGGATTTTCTATATATTCATTTATATCTTTTATAACTTTGTCTTCTAATATTTTTCCTTTAGTCCACAATTCATAATTCATTGCTGCTTTGTACAAAGATACTTTTAAACTTTTACCTTTGTTGGTTTCAAAAAATAAATTTTTCTTTCTAAGTTCTTCATCTACTTTCATAAGTCTAGATATCGTTCTTGATAAGATTAACCATTTTCCTTTGTTTAAATCTACTTGACCTAAATTAGCTATTTCAGACGATTCTCCGACAAAATCACGAGGATAATAGTTTTTTTGCTTCCTGATGCCCATAATTCTCTCAATAGGCTTCTGTGACTCTTCCTGGACCATTAAAGAGATCCTTTTTGAGTACATTAAAACTCTTTCTTTCGCAGGTTCTTGTATAAATCTATCTACATCTGCACCAGCCCAGGCAAAAATAGCTTGGTCATCATCACCAGCCAGGTACATATCTTCTGCTTTTGTTTTTAATACATCAAATAATTTCCATTGTAGAGGTGATAAATCTTGAGCTTCATCTATAAATACAGCTTTAAAAGTTGGAAAATCTGGATCATCTTTTTTCTTAATTGTTAAATCTACAATATCATTAAAGTCATATAGCTTTTTTTTATCTTTATAGTTTTTTAAATTATCATTAATGTATTTTAAAGTAGACCATTTAATATCTTTACCGTTGTGTTCATTTAAATCGTATTCTTCTTCTATGGTTGTGCATCTGTTAATCGATTTGTGAATTATTTGAAAATAAGGATTGTCACAAGTTAAAAAATTTACTTCATCTTTATTATATTTATCTACGTACTTAACTTTAATATTAATTTTCTTACCAAAGTTTTCATAATGAAAAGGTTGCATAATATCTTGTTCTTTTAATTTTAAAAAATGAAAACAAAATGCATGTAGTGTTTGAAAGTAAGGTAAGTTTTTGTCGTCTGAAGGCATTCTTTTTTTAGCTTCTCCTGCTGCCTTTCTACTAAAAGCAAAGTATCCTATTTTATGTAAAGGTACACCTGTTCTAGCATAAGCTTTAGCTCTACTAATTAATTTATAAGTTTTACCTGTTCCTGGTGGTCCATAGTATTTATAAATCATATAATATCTTCTTCACTTTTAAACTCTACTGTCTCATGAACATCTTCATCCTTTTCAAAGAATTTCAAAGGTAGTCTCAGAGTTTTTAATGGAGGAAATATTTTACTCTTTGAATCCTTACCTGGAAATCTTTTACTGTGATCAAACTTAGCTTCCTCTTCTGGATTTTTACTTGGAAATAAATCTTTAATCATTAAAGAAGTTTTAGCTGAAGACTCTTTCCACTCATAAGTTTTAATATCATCATAGAATGAAGTGAATAAAAAGTATGCATGGTCATCATCCAGTAAAGGTCTACCACTTTGAAATGAACTGTATTGTTTTGCTGCTGGTTCATTAATGTATCTATGTAAATGATTCATCAACACATCAGATGGATTTGTACCTTCGGCTGGTTCAAGAACATCTATTTTATTTCCTTCAAATAAAGATTTTATAATTTCATGAAAGTCATTACCTTTTATTTGAGGCGGAACTACATGAGCTTGCTCCATTATTACTGCTCTTAATTCTTTTTGACTTTCTATCTTGTGAATATTTTTAGCATGTATTTGTTTAGTTTCTCCATTTTCTTTCTCTATAGTAAAATACCATTCTGGCGTTGGTTTTATATTTAATTTTTGTAAAGCTGATAACATAGGCCATCTAGGTTTATTATCAGATATAATTCCAAACTTTCTTTTTACACAAACTGATTTTACACATGCAGGTGCTATTAAAGGATCATTACAAGTATGTCCTTTGGTATCTTTACTCCAACTTTTTACCTTTGCATTAACATGAATGTCAGTCCAGTTACTATCAAACTCAAAATATTTTCTAGCAGCTTCTATAATTTTTCCTTGCCACTTATCTGGATATTTTTTTTTAGCAAAAACCATGTAGTTATATAAAAATCTATCTCTACCATCTTTCATTACTTCTTTAGTTAAAATTCCTAAACAAGGTGGGCCATCATCAAACTCTTTATCTCCCCCTGTCAATTCATCTTTAATTATTTTTTCATTAATTCCTTTTAGCTGTTCTTTAGTTTGAGCATTTGCAATAACAACTTTTATAAACATATCTAAATC